GTGTCAGGTCAGCGTGATCTTCCACTGATCGTCGCCTGCATTGGGGAGAGGCGAGAAGGTCAGCGGCCATTCCTCGACGCCCTGACTTTCGGTGCCGCCGGTAAAGCGCGCCTGGGCCGACAGGGGTGTTTCCACCTTCACGCGGCGGCCCGCTGTCGTTCCATGCTCCAGAATGATCGGCTGGCGCGGCTTGGGCGTAAGCGCCCGCTGCACGGGATTGTAGGTCGCCATCGACACTGCCTCGACCTGGCAGGTCAGACGCTCGTTCTTGTCGACGATGACGATGCGCTCCAGGCCGACCAGCATGCGCGCCTGGACGTCGCAGGCGAGGTCGAGGCTGAAATTGCGCATGACGAAGGGAATCGCGTCGATCGTGAAGACCGGCGTATTGGCCTTGCTTGCGACCTGCGGCTCCTGGAAGGCGTCGAGGTTGACCGTGGGCCGCGCCTGGACGCTGGGGACCGTGAACAGGCCGGTCATGGTGACGCGGCAGACGGGAATGCCCAGCGCGTTGACCGTGATCACGGCGGTCGAACGCGAACCGAGCATGACATAGCGGTTCATGCCGATCATGAAATAAACCGCCACACTCTCGTGATTTTCGGAGACCGGCGAATATTCAACAGTGCCCGAACCGTCGCCAGGGACAGCATCGGCCGTCACGACTTCCGCCACGCCGCAGCTGCGGAGCATCGGCCCCCAGCCAGGTGCCACGCCGGTTTCGCCGCTGCCCACCAGCTCGAACGAGCCGGTCAGCACGCAATAAAGGCCCACCGGCAAATCTTCCTGGGCGCCCAGATAGGGCCGTTCCAGGTTGCGGCTCACGTCCTGGCCTTCCATCGGCTGGAAGGAAACATCGGTCAGCAGCATCGCATTGGCGGCCCCGGTCGGCACCGGATCGACCGCATAGGTCACTTCCGGCTTCACCAGGATGATCTTGCTGCGCCATTTGATCGGATCGGCCATTTACGCCTCCCTGCGCTGGAGTTTGCCGTCGACGCGGACGAAGCTGCCACCCGACAGCGGGCGTTCTTTGCCCTCGGCGTCGGTCGCCACGATTGGTTCGGGAATCGCGGGCGCGGCCTGGGCGGATACGGCGGCAGTGTCTGCCACCGTATCGGCGGCGGGAGCCGGATTGTCCGGCGTCTGGACCGGGGTGTCCGATCCCTTGGAAGTCTTTCCGAAACCCATTCTCAAATCCTCACTTGGTCATCGACTGCGAAATCGAGCTGGTAGACGAGCGCCCCGGCCCGCAGGCTGAGCAGTTCGCCGCGCGACAGCGTGAACACGCCGATCGTCTCGTCCCCCGTCCAATCCGATGGCGGCGCCCAGCCGACGATCCGCCGGATCACCGCGTTGCGCAGCGGGGTGAGCTGATCGGCGCCCCTGGCCCCGGTGGCGTCGCCCGCCGACCGGATGATCAGCACCACGCCCAGCATCTCGGCCAGCTGCTGCCGGTATAGACCCGCCGCCGCATCAGCCTTGCCGCCCCGTAGCCCCAAGGGGAGCACGAAAGCGGCTGGCGTCACCTGGGGCAGGCGGTTCTGGGCGATCAGGTCACTGAGGCTGGCGGCGGGCTCGATGCGCCCTGCCAAGGCCTCCATGTCCGCCAGGCGCGCCCGCACGGCTTCGAACATCAGATGAAGCCCGTCATGCTTTCCGGGGAGAGCGGGCGTTCACGATCAATGAACTCAACCCCGCTCGCCCCGGAGGACGCGGGTTCGACCCCTGCCGCGTCCAACTTCACCGCACCTGACGAAATGTCCCGAAGCATCCGCAGCGCGTCCTGATAATCATCCTTGATCTTCTGATCCGGGGCGAAGACGTGCAGCTTGTAGATCGCGATCGACAGCGCGAGATCGGTGACCTGGTCGGGCACCGGATCGAGCGGCAGGCGATAGCGATTCCCCAGATAGCCGTTGATGACCGCGTCGGTATTGGCCAGTTCCTGGTCGACGACCGTCACGTCCATTTCGCCCGTGGCGACTTCGGCGCGGTCGGTGAGCTGGACCAACGTCCGCTCACCGAAGCGCTTCACCAGCATCTGGAGCGATGCATAGGGCATCAGTCTTCGCCTTCGTCCTCGGCCAGGGGAACGACCGACCAGGACAATTCCTTGTCTTCGTCGATCGACCGCAATTCGTCCTCGCCCAGGTTGATGAGCGGGATGATCACGGCCTCCTGCCCGAAAGCCCGCCCGACCCGGCGGCGGCCCTTGCGGGGTCCGACAACGCGAAGGCCAGCGGTCTCTGCCCGGCCTTCACCGGCGTTCAGAGCATCGATCAGCGTATCGATCGAGACATGAACGGGGGTCGCTGGAGGAATGACCGGGATGACGGCGTCCTTCAGGGCCTCCTCAATGGCGACCTTGACTTCAGCGGCCACCGGCTGTGCTTCAGCTGCGGGCGGGGGCGTAATCGCTCCGGCCGTCGCCTTCCTCGTTGCGCCCGCCATGATCAGGCGAGCCACGAAGCAACGAGCAGCTCTGCTGAGCCAGCCCAGATGTTGGTTTCTACGCCGTCGACAATCCGCGACTGGACCAGGCGGCGGCCAGCGCCTTCGAGCGAGGGCGGCACCACCAGAAGGTTCGGCTTGATGCCAAGCGGCTTGCCATAGTCGCCCTTCATGCCGGTCATTGCTGCGCGGCCAATTTCATAATTGGCTTCGTTCAGCGTCTGCCTGGAACCCCACGCGATCTGCCAGAAACCGTAACCCGCATTCGCCCGCGCGTCCGCGCCATAAACATACTCGTTCAGGTCGAACACGTTGTCGTCCGTTTCCTTGTCCTTGGAAACGAATTTGAAGTCCTTGCGCTTCTGAAGGATCATCGGCTTGAGCGGCCGGCTGACGTCCAGAAGGAACCACGGCGTCCCGGCTCCGCCATCGGTGTTCGCCACCGAGATCGTGTTGCCAGCCTCGTCCAACACCGGATGATCGGTGTCGAAATAGTTTTGGCCATCGTAGCAGGGCGTGGTGAAGCCCGCCGCCAACATCGGCCAGATCAGTTCATCCCAAGCATCGCCCGCCGACTGACCGATTTCCTCGAACATTGGCGCATAGATGCCGATGTTGTCGGTCTCGATGTCATCGCGATCGACGCCGATCGTCAGTTCCCACTTTTCTTCTTTGATGGCGTAGTCGCCCTGCGACATATTCTGGACGACACGGCCGCCCAGCCACTTGCGGACCCGAGGGAACTTGCCCAGCCAGCCATATTTCTGTTCCTTTGTGCTGGAGGGAATGGTGGTGGTGATCCGCGCGTACTGCGACTCCGCACGGCCCAGCCCGGTGGCATAGGCGGTGCTGAACCCGGTGCGGACGGCTGCCAGATTTTCGGCATTGATGATCATTCTAGGAGGCTCCTCAGAGGGTCTCGACCCAGACGCCCTGGGCGTCCACGTCGCGAATGGTGCCAGCCACCGATCGGGTGTTCGTGCCGTTCGTCTTGGCGACCGTCTGATCGTCGACGATGTAGGCAGGATCACCGATCTCGGCGCGGGTGATGGCGTCGGCTGCGGCGCTGTTGTTCCAGCGGAAAAGCCCCTGGCGGACGTCCACATTCCTGGCGCCGTCCGCGCCGTCATTCTCGACGCGCTCTTCAGCGCGTCCGCGAGCGATCAGCCCGGTTGCGGTCGAACCAGGAACGGCCCGGCCGCTCGCGTCGAGGCAGACGAACGCTCCCCCGAAAATCGTGGTGGCGCCCTTCACCGGATGGGTTTCCATTCCGCCGATGCGCTTCGGCGTGTTGCGATCAGATGTGAGTGCAGCCATCAGCGTGCCTCCTGTAGGCCCGCCTCAGCGGCGAGCGTTTCCTTGTAGGCTTCGGGATCGATGCCCATCAGCGCGACCACGGAACGCTGGGCATCGTTCAGTTCGCCGGGCTTCGGATCGACGCCGGGAGTGGTGTTCAGCGTGGCCTTGCCATTCAGGATCGGCATGCCGTTGATCAGCCTGGTCGCCCGTTCAGGGTCCTCCATGTGCATGGCGATGTAATCGTCACGCAGCGGCTTCACGCCGACCCGACCGGCCGCGATCGCCGCGTCCACGAAGTTGGTGGCCGCCGTGCGCTTCCCATCGCTCTGCAACGTGTTGAGCTGGTTGGTGACGCTGGCCAGTTCCGACTGCAGCGCAGTGATCCGGGCATCGGACCCGCCGCCCGTCCGCAGCTGCTGAACGCCCGCCAGCACGGCGGCCGCATCGGCACTGGCGGCCAGGCCGAGCACTGACGCGATCGGCGCCAGCGCGGACTGGAGAGCGGTTTCGCTGTCGCCGCCCTTCGCTTCCAATTTTGCCTTCAGCGCCGCCTGGATGGCGGCGTCGTCGGCCGTGCTATCGAGGCCAAGCGCCTCGATCAGCCATGCACGAAAATCCATGCTTTCCTCCGAATGAAGAGCCGTCAGGCCCCGAAAATTGGGTTTGTTGGTGAGACTGGCGCGCAGCACGGCATCAATTGTGCCGTCCTTGCGGTGCAGGATGACGGGCGAGACGCCGCGATATTCGTTCCAGATGCGCCTGATGGCAGCCGTGGCCGTCCAGTTGGTCTTGCCCCAGACGCCGTCGCTGCGCTGCTGAAGCTCGACGATCCAGCCGCGTGCAGGCGCTTCTTCGCCGCGCGGTCCCGCCAGATCGGTCGAATGATTTTCGTCCAGGACAAGCTTGTCGCCTGCGGCCAGCGAATTGGCCATCAGTGCCGCGACATCACCGACCCGATACGGGCCGCGCCCGTCATTGGTGAAGATTTCCCCAGCGGGCAGAAGATGCAGCCACTCGGGCGCCTCGTCGCTTGCCGGAATGGCGAGCGCGGAGCAGAGGGCAACAGAGGTGGACGGCTTCGTCATGCCGCTGTTCTGCCTGCTCAGCGCACGGCAAAACATGCCCGCCAAGGCGGGCAATAGTCAGTATTTCAGGGGGTTTCGGCGCGATTGGCGCCGCTGCAACTTGCCACCAGCCGCGCCTGAAATCAAACGCTCCGGACTATTGCGGCGCGTTAAAGCCGCGCTCTTCGAATGCCGCTTCCAGATATTCGTCCGCTATGTCGATGATATTGACCTCGTCCACCTCGGACAGGCCCAGCCAGACGCGGGCCGGAATATCGCCCCAGGGAAGCGGGTGGCCGCGACTGTCATTGCCGAACGCCCCCTTGCGCGCGCCGCCCTGCATGACGCCGGAATATTCAAGCGAGGAACCAACCTCGACACTGTCCGGCGACGCGATCGATGCGATCTCGTTGGACAGGCGGCGGGAAGGACCGATCAGCGGGTTAGGCTGGGCGCCATCGCCACGGGCGAGATAGTTGGCGAGCGTGACCGGGCTCTTGGGCGCCCAAGGCGTACCGTCCGGCGCGACGCCCTTCTTGAAACGCTCCTTCGTGGAACCAACCAGATAATCGCCGATTTCCTGGTAAAGCGGCGCCATGTCGCCCAGGCGCTCGGACGTTTCGCGCAACGCGCCCGCCACAGCCTGATATTTGAACTCGACCTTCATCATCGCTATAACCCTCCATGGAAGCACGGGCATCGGTCTTCCGCGTTCATGCGCGGGACGGTCTGCCGTTAGGCCGGGGACGCGCTTCCACTTTTCCCTTTCCGCACGAACATGGTCACCAGCGCGATAGTCCGGCGCCGCCGACGAATCGCGAAGGTTGCGACATAGGTTTCCCCGCCGATCCGCTTCACATAGTTGACCAGCGGTTCCCCGCTATTGGCCGTGCCCGCCGCTTCGATCGCGTCGGGATGCTCGATGATTTCGGGGAGCAACGCGAAATCATCCGGCGTAACTGCCCGCTGGCCGCGCGGCGCTTCTGTCCAATCGGCGCCATGCGCCGCCCGGATATGGTCGAGATCATGCCCCGCCATGGAGAAGTCGAACAGGTCCAGCGGCGGTTGGTCATCCGGCGCCACATCCGCGATCGCGCCCGCCCGGCGCGGGCCGAGCAGCCCCAGTGTCCGGATCGGTTCGATGGTTCCTACGCTCTCGCCCCAGACGCGCCTGGCGTAGCGGCGCGCATCGTCGGCGACCGAAGGCAAGGCGCGATAGCTGCTCGCCAGTGCATCCCGCGCCGCTTCGGGAACAGCCTCCATAAAGCCTTTGCCGATCCGATAGTCCCAATGCCTGATCTTCTCGGCCGCCGCCTGGACGACCGGCGATACGCCCGCGCCAGGCGCATAGTCCCAGTTGCGCCCCGCGCCGAAGGGAACGCCAGTCCGCGGATTGATGCGGTCCCAGCCTTCGGGCAGCTTCTTGTCCGGATCGCCGCCCAGGCGCCGCGCGCCGCGCTCGCTCCGCGCGCCCAGGACATAGCAGCTGCACCCCCAATCGGAGGGCGGGTAGAAGATCATCCAGAACGGGTGATCGGGCGGCAGGCATAGGCCGTCGAAATCCAGATGCTCAGGACGCGGGTCTTTCGAAGCGCCATGTTTGTAGACCCAGAGGGCGAAATTGCCCTCCAGCAGCTGGGCAAAGCGGCCCGCTGAGTAACTGGTCGACGCGTTGGTCCGGTAAATGGTGCGCGTGCGCCAGGCCCGGCCGCCCTTCGTGTCCTCGCCGGTCCATCCGTGCCAGCCATTGCGGGTGACGATCGACCGGAAATCCTTGCGGAACGCTTCCAGGCTCTTGCCCTCGGTGATCGACCGATCGACGGCAGCAGCCAGGTCGCTGAGCAGGTCCGCCTTGGCCGCGCCCGCGACCATGAACCCTGTATCATGCTGGTCGCGCTCCAGATCGTCCCAGCGCTGCGTCGGCACGAGATTGCCAAGCTTGCCCCGGAAGAATGCGACCTGCTCTGTGAAGGGACGGCGCAGGACGCCTGAAGCGGCGCTCGGCTGCTCAGGCATCGGCGCCACTTTCCTCGACATCGTAGCGCCCGGCCGCCTGGGCAGCGGTCAGTCCGGCGCCGATCTTCGCCGCCAGCCGCCCGGCGTCCAGCTGGGGGAAGGCGCTACGCAGCATCTCGGCAAATTCGCCCAGGTCATTGGCCGCCGCCATCATCGCCTCGATCTGCTCGATCCAGTCGGCCATATCCGGCCCGGCCTGATCGACCAGGCGATCCCCGATCGCATCGGCGGGGACGGTCGCGGGCTTTTCTTGCGCTGCCTGGAGCGCCTGGAGCAGGCGTGGGCTGGGCTGGGCGATCACGGACGGCGCGGATGGCGCTCGCAGGATATCCGCATTGGCGTCGGGATCGGACAGGCCGAGCTTGTCGCGGATCTCGCTCGACTGCACGCGCATGCCCATCGGCACCAGTTTCTCCAGTGCGTCGACCAGGCCGGTGACGTCCTCCGCCTTTGGGCGTGCGATGCGAATGCGCGGATAGGCCGCCTGTGGGCCATATTCGAGATCGACCCAGGGCCGCACCAGGTCGCGGTTGAGTGTCGCGGCCAGGGCCTTGCAGTCGGCGGTCTCGATATCCTCCTGCACAAGGCGATGTTCCTTCGCCACGGCATGGCCGCCCGATACCGCGTCAGTCGTTGTCGTCTGGCCCAGCACCGCCTTGCTGGTTTGCCTGTCCAGCCAGTCGGCGCGCTTCTCGTAAAGGTCGCTGCCCGGCCCGACATTCTTGGACTCGATAAATTCGATCGACATGCCTTCCGGCACGATCGCGGCCATGTCGCCCGCGATATTGGCAACGGCGCGGTAGAGGGTCGCCCGGTCTTCCTTGCTGGCGCCCGAACCGAACTTGCCGATGCGTACGGGCTGTCCGTAGGTTTGGGTGAAGATCGCCCAGTCGCGCTGGGTGAATGCCTTGAACATCCATCCCCAGGCGGCGATGCGTGCAATGCCCGACCGCACGGGCAGGCCTGACTTGGCCTTGACCTGGTGGCGAATGAACTTGAACGGCGGCAGCGGCGAATCCTGGCCATTGCCTTCCTCGCCCCCACGCAGAAGCGGCGTGCGTCCATCGCATGGGTCATAGGTGAACCAGCGCGGGTCGCGCCATTCCAGGCGGGTCGGTTGCCATTGGCCCGCGCTGGTGTCCCACACGATTTCCGTGAAGCTGTCGCCCTTGCCGATCGCATCGAGAATATCGAAGGTCTCGTCCGCCAGCTCGTCCCGGTCGATCCAGCGGCGCACCATGTCCGCGATCTCCACGTCCCGCGCGCTGTCGCTGGCGGCGTCGACCGTGGCGTCGATCTGCGCGACCGAACGCTTGCGAGTACCAAGGACGCCGACATAATGCGGATCCCGCTCCTCGATCTGCTCGGCCAGCTCGAAATAGGCCAGCGGATCGCCCATGTCTGCCGATCGCATGATCCGGGCCAGCTTGCGCGGGTTGAGGCCGTCGGCCGGATAGCCCGTCATGGGGGATCGGATGCCAGCGAGCGTGGGCGCCGCCACGTCACGGGTAAGGACTTCTTTTCGCAGCGGTTGCCCGCGATGATCGACCAGCACCGTCATGGACGCGGCCCCTTTCCAAACAAGAGCGATTTAAGAGGGTCTAAGAGCCCGCTGAGGGCCATATGAGGGTTTGGGATGGCCCGATGCGCCTTGGAGGGCTCCACGGCGCTCCTGCGGCCCCTGATCGCCCCGATCATGTCACCCCCCGGAATTGGGTTCCAAGCGGCGGGCGCCACCAGTCGCGGGAGGCGCTTTCATCGTCGCCGTCGCTCCAGTCGTCATCGTCCGCGCCGTCCAACTGACGCGTCGCGCCCCCGACCGCCTGATAGCCATATTCGGCCGCGCCCTGGCGCGAGGCGTACCACACGAGGACGCCGGCAATGCCCGCGTCGCCATGCCGGTCGAACCCGTCGCCGCCCTTGTACCGGAAATTCTCAGGCACGCGGATGATGCCATCCACATATTGGAGCGCCTGGTGATCGCGGATGATGTCATCGTCACCGGCGACGACGATAGTCCCGTCCGCGAACGCCTCGATATAGGCAGGCGAATTCGCCGCGTACCATCCCGCGTTCAGCTTTACTTCGCTGACTCGCTCACCCCAGCGTTGGCGCGCCACTTCGGCAAGATAGGCACCGTTGCCGGTGGCGTCGAAGGCGGCGTGACCAAAGCGCGGCAGCGCGTTGCCCAGAAAGAAGACGACGTCGCGCTGCGTCTCATAGGGGACGTTGCGCAACTCAATCACCAGCTTGCCGCGACGGACCAGGTCCTGGCCCAGTTCGTTGACGATGATGACCGAGCCGTCACCGCTGCGCGCGAAGTCCTGGCCAAAGTCATGGCGGCGATCGGGATTGAGCCTGTCGAGATGTGGGCGCAGCTTCTCGCGAAGCCAGGTCTCCATGATCTGCTTGCGCTCTTTGGCTGGGGCGCTCTTGAACGCGTCTTCCAGAGCCCAGCGCACGACGGGAATGGTGCGATCGCTATTATTTTCGATCATCACCCGCGTCAGCGCCGACCCGGCCGCGTCGGAGGGGATCGCATCCAACTCCTGCCGCATCTGGGCGGTGCGGACGCCATAGGCGCCCCGAATGGTCGCTTCCCACTGGTCCTGGGCTTCCTGGCTCCAGGGCTTCCCACGCGTGAGGCAGACGCGTTTGAAAAGACCGTTCTCAACCGCCTTTGAAAAGGGGATGAAATGCAGGCTGTAATTGACCTTGCCCGCCTTCGCTTCGGTGATCAGCTCGTTGAACGGGTTCAGCACGCCGTTGTGCGTGCTGATGACCCGTATCTTGCCGCCCCAGATCAGCAGCGCGTTGACGGCGTCCAGCACGGCGCGCACGTCCTTGTGGAACGCCGCTTCGTCTATGACGACGACGCCCTGAAGGCCGCGAATATTTTCCGGCCTGGACGACAGCGCCTCGACGCGGAATCCCGATGCGAACCGGACCCGATAGGCGCTGATGAACTTCGACGTGCCGTCTTCGAGCTGATCCTCGAATAGGAACTCTTCGACGTCGACCAGCTCTTTCGCGACGATCTTCGCGAAGTGGGCGACATAGCCGATGAACTCGCGGCCCTTGTCCTTCGTGTCGCCAATGTAGAAGACATTGTCGCCGCCGGCCGACCGGGCTGACGACGCGATGATCGTATCGTCCAGCGCCTCGGCATAGGTAATGCCGGTGCGTCGTCCCTTTTCCCCCAGCTTCAGGTCCGACTGATCCTCAAGCCACTCCTTCTGGTGGAGCATGAGGATGCCATCGGCCAACGGGTCATGATCGGCGGGAAGCTCGAAACCGCGTGGCAGTTCGGGCGGCAGCTTGGCCGCGTCGCGCGACAGCACCGGCTCGATCGGCACGGGCTTCACCGGCATGGGCTGGGCCGCGCCGGACAACGCACCGAGCATCGCCGCGCCAGCCATGAGGAATTGAGATTTGCCCTTCTTCGGCGGGATCATGGCGACGCCTCCGCCTCGGCCCAGGGGTTCTTCTCAGTTCCGTCCACGATCCGCTGCATCAAGGCCATGGTGCTTTCATGGGTGCCACCATCCGCCCAATGATCGTCCAGCGCCCATTCGACGTGCGCGGGTTCGCCCCAGGCCTTGACCGCCTTTCGACGGAGAGCGCCACGAGCATCGGCTTGTTTGATGCGATCTATCGATGCCCGCGTCTGATAGGAAAACTCCAGGCGGAAGCGCCATAGCTCCAGCCTGACGTGGTGCATCAGGATGACGGTGCAATCCATGTCGGTAGAGCGTGAATAGGATAACGGCCCTAGTCTCCAGAACCGGGAAACATCGGGCGCGCTCATATCCGAAGCCCCAACACTTCGCGCCTGATCTGCGCCGCGCGTTCGGCCGTCAGGCCCGCTTCCGTCGCGACCTTCTCGGCCTTGTCCGCCGCATGCTCCATCTGGGCCGCGACGCGCTCTTCCAGTCTCCGGCGATGTTCGGTCGACGTTTTCTGCGCCGACACCACGGAGGTCAGCGCGCGGGCCATTTCCATGACGCCCTTGCTGTCGGCCGTGCCCTTTTCGAGCAGCTCATAAATGGCGACCTTCAGCATCTCGGCAACAGCGACCGTCACCTGGTCCGCCCCGTCCGTTCCAAGGTCGGTGACGATCTCGGCGGTGATGTGCCGGACTTCGTCCATCTTGCGGAACTGGATGGCCTTGCGCACCGCCCACCGGCTGAAGGCGGATTTGCTGACCCCTGCGATTCCCCGATCGGCAAGCCGCTTGTTGAACTCGTTGACGATGACCGTCTGCGGCATCGATCGGCCACGCAGTTGTTCCAGCGCCCAGACGATATCCTCATCCGCCTCATCCGGCAGTTGATCGATGGTCGACAGGCGGCCACGGCCTTCGCGCCGATCGGCGGCATCATTGTTCATGGGCGGTCACCCTGATCTTGATGGATTGGGTCAGCGAAAAGCTGCCGTCGACGCGGATGCGCAGATCGGCGCGCCAGCCGTCCGGATAGCGTGCGATGATCCGACGCGGCCCGCCCTGGTTGTCGAGATAGCCATAGACGATCTCCGGCTCGCCATCCGGCAGGACGACGCCAGCCTCCTTCAGCAGCGGGATCGCCCTGGCAGGCACCAGCTGCACCTTGCGCAGGCCGCGCTTCTTTCGCTGCGGCCTAGACATCGTCGGAGGGACGCGACACGCCGTCGATCACTTCGCGGCGCTCGACATGGTTGCGACCGAGCGTGGTGAGCTGGGCGATCATCACCGTCCCGGCCTCGGAAAGGCGGATCGCCTCCAGTTCATTCAGCTTGCGAAGCTGGGTCCGGACCCATTCCCGCGATCGCTTGATCGCGAAGGTGTCCAGCACGCGCATCAGCGTCACTTCGTTCAACCGGCCGTCGACCTGGGCGGCCAGTTCCTTGAGAATGACCAGGCGGCCATCTTCCGCAACCTTGTCGTCGTAGCTCATGCTCTCTCTCGCAGATAATCGTCGATCCGGTTGACGGTGCGGGCGACGGCGGTGATTTCGCTTTCCTGCTTGCTGACCATGCCGAAGACGCGCTCAACCTGGAGCGACAGCTTGGACAGGTCTTCCTTGCTCGGCAGATGCTTGAAGTCGGTTTCGAGCTTCAGAACGCGGTTCGCCAGGGCGTCCTGGTCATCCTCGATCTTCTTGACCTTGTCGGCGGCGGCCGACTGGCTTTTTGCGTGCCACGTCCAAAGCATGTTCGCGGCGCTGAGCAGCAGCGCCAAGATTGCCGGTAGGGCTCCAGAACTCACAAATTCCCCCGTTTGGTCAGGTGCAGAAAACAATTCCCGGCGCGCCTTCAGCGCTGGCCGTTCACGTCGATGGACGCCGCCCGCTTCCACGCGTCCCGCAGGTGTTCGAGCGTCACGGTGTTGGCAGTGCAGACGTCGAGATCGGCGCCATCCACGATGGCCGCTTCACCGGCCCGCACAGGTCCGGCGGACAAGGTGGGAATGGCGGGCATCGCCGTTGCTCGCTCACCACCGGCAGCGCTGGTTGCACCCGTTCCCTGGCGAGCGTCCCGCAGCCTGCGAGCCAGCTCAGCGCGAGCAGCGGCCAAATCCGCCCGATAGCCATTGTTCACCTCATGAAGTTGGAGCGACCATTCGCGGTCGACGCGGGCGATATTCTCGCGATCCTTGCGTGCCGCTTCCTTTCGGGCAGCGCGGACCAGGTCGATGAACTTGAGCATCTCGGATTTCTGGTCGCGGAATTTCGCATGCCAGCCCGCCGCCTGGACGCGGCGACTCTCAGCCAGTTTGCCGTTGTGCTTTGCCTGGCCGAGCAGCCAAAGGCACAGCACAATTAGGAGGAAGATCGCCAGTCGGCGACAGTCCGAGAACAACCAGCGAGCGATGTCGACCAGCAATTGCCCTGCCACGCCGAAGACGAGGCGGACCGAAGTGAGCAGCCCCATCATGCCGCGACCTTCACGGTCAGCGTGTAGGCAGGCGAAAGATTGGTGAAGCAGGCGCGCATTTCGTCGTTGCGCCGGTTGACCAGGCCGGTGATGACAACGCCGCCCGCCTTGTTCCACAGGGAGAAGGCCTGGCAGGCGGAGAACCAGTCGCCCGCGTTGAACTGCCTGGCCATGGTCGATCCGCACCAGGCCGAGACGCCGATATTGTAGGCGACGCTGATTGCGGCACCGAGC